GGTCGGTCCCATCGAAGGTCGGTCCCATCGAAGGTCGGTCCCATCGAAGGTCGGTCCCATCGAAGGTCGGTCCCATCGAAGGTCGGTCCCATCGAAGGTCGGTCCCATCGAAGGTCGGTCCCACTACCAGGAGAGCATCATGGAAAACCAAGCCACGTTTGTTCGATTCACCCCCGAAGGCGCGCTGGAGGCTTCCCGCGTGGTCCAGGGACACCCTCTCGCGGCGGCGATGCTGCGCGACTACGCGCGTTTGCTGCTTGAGGACGAGGCCCGGCGGTCGCCGGTCATGCGGGTCGAACGTCGGGGCGATCCGCTGCTGGCGCCGTACACCGGCGATCCGCCGCCGCCGGCGCCGTACACCGGCGATCCGCTGCAGGCACCGACGTCGGATGGAAGCGGGACCACGAAAACCTTCCGCACGGCCCGGGACATTTACGACAAGGTTGCGCGCGAAGCGAAGGAGCGGCTTAGCGGCGGCACCCTCAGTTCGCCGGTCCCGCCGGCCCCGCTATACCCGCCCGGGTGGGTTGTCCCCTGTTATGGCGATGGAGGCGCGCAGGTCCAGCACCCGCAGCCGACGCAAGCATCGGGGGCGAACCCATGAAAGATCAGGCCGCTGGCCGCGTAGACTGGAGGGTGCTGCACTGCGTGCTACGCGCGATCCAGACGCGGGTGCGTGACGGGTGGGAGCCGCCCTATGGGCTGTGCAAGACGGTGGCACAAATGGCCGGGCAAATGTGGCCGGGGGCAGAGGCTGCGGACGTCATGAGGAAGATGCTGGCAGACGCTATCGTCCTGTGGACGTGCGAGGAGTACGGCGAGCCATACTACGGGCTGTACCCGGTCGAGCGTAGCGCCACGGCGTATGGCGACCACGGGGCGAAAGGCAAGTTGTGGGCGCGTGGCACGTCATGGGGCGACCGCCGCCGGGCGCTGCTCGACTGGCTGGTCAGGTACGCGGACCAGCGCGTGCAGGAAGGCCGGCCATGACCGCGGTCTACTACAACGAGATCGACCCCTACGCGGCGCAGTGGCTGCGTAACTTGATGTCCGGCGGGCTCATCCCGCACGGCGACGTGGACGAAAGGAGCATCGAGGATGTCAGGCCCGACGAATTGCGCGGATACCAGCAGTGCCATTTCTTCGCCGGCATCGGCGGATGGCCCCACGCCCTTGCGCTGGCAGGGTGGCCAGCGGACCGCCCCGTGTGGACCGGTTCCTGCCCTTGCCAGCCTTTCAGCGCGGCAGGCAAAGGAGCTGGGTTTGCAGACGAGCGGCACCTCTGGCCCGCCTGGCAGCATCTCATCGCGCAGTGCCGCCCTCCAGTCGTTTTTGGAGAGCAGGTTGCAGGTAAGGCTGTCGAGCCTTGGGTCGACCTTGTACAAGCTGACATGGAAGCGCTGGACTACGCCTTCGGGTGTATCCCGTTTCCGGCTGCGGGCGTCGGTGCCCCGCATATCCGTGACCGGACGTACTGGGTGGCCCACGCCGACATCACGGGACTGGAAGGACGGTGCGTACTGCCCGAACGTACCGCTCAACGGCTTACTTGGCCGGGTGGTATGGCTCACGGGGTGGCCTACTCCGACGGCGACGGATGCGAAACGCGGAACCGCCCCGCCAAGGCCACACGACACGGGCATTCCGCTCAATCAGCGGGTGGCGATGCTGGATTTTCAGGCACCGCGCCGGTTAACGGCTTCTGGCGAGATGCTGACTGGCTTGGATGCATCGATGGCCGATGGCGGCCAGTTGAACCCGGCGCATTCCCGCTGGTTAATGGGGTTCCTAGCCAAGTGGGACGATTGCGCGCCTATGGCAACGCCATAGTCCCGCAAGCGGGCGCGGCATTCATAGCGGCCTTTTTGGATTACGATAAGGCCATAACCTACAACCGAAATTGAAACAGGAGTAGAACATGAAACTGTCCGATGCTTTTGGAGCCCAAAGCTGGCTTTCCAAACTGAATAGCCTTCTCACGGTGCGGGATTCCGTATTAGGCAAACAGAAAAAGGTCTGGCTGGAGATTGACGGGATGCCGCGAGGCGCAGTGGCTGCACTGGGTGACGACGCCATCGCCATCGAAGCCGCGGTGAAATATCTAGACCAAGGTATCGCGCGACAAATCGAGCATCTGCGGAAAATCGGCATCGAGGTGGAGGATGATTTTCGGCCCAAGACCGACCCAGCCCCGCTCCCTCGTTTCGTGCTGCTTGAGAACGGCGGGGTCGTCGTGGATAACTCGACCGGGCTTTGGTGGGCGGCTGCCGAAAGTGACAGCGAGCTGGACCATGACGCGGCAACGGCCTACTGCCTCGACTTCCGCCTTGGCGGCTACGACGACTGGCGCATGCCGACCCGCGCTGAGGTCGAAAGCATCCTTGACCCTGAGCGTCACGCTCCCGCTCTGCCGCCGCTGTTCCGGAGCTACGGTGGGTACGCCTGGACGAGCACGCAGACGGCATGGACGCGGGGCAACACGGGCCCGTCCCGCTCGTTCTTCGTCGTCGACATGGGCTACGGCGACGTCAACTACTACCTCGCCGACTACCGCTTCCGGGTGCGTCCGGTGCGCTATGGCGGTCCAGTGGCGACACTGGAGGCGTTTGCTCAACCGGAGAACAAGCCATGAACAAGGACCTGCTTGTGCTGCTCACCCTTTCGCTGGCGTCTTGCCAGAATATTGCCTCGCTTGAAAACTCGCGCGTGGTCGAGTGCGTAGGCCGGGATGGCTCAGTGATCCAGTCGTCGGTGCAGTCCAACTGGTGGCTGGAACAGAGGTCGGGCAGTTACCAATCCGGAGCCCAGAATGTTTTCGTTCCGCGTCCCGGCGATGAGTGTGTAGTGCGCGAGGTGCCGTCTCAACCGGAGAACAAGCCATGAAGGAAGCCATGAAATTCACGATCACTCGAGACGAAGGACGCCACTTGGTCGACGGCCCTATCATCCGCTTCCGCGGCGAGGTGTCGATGCGGGACGTCGAAGCCCTGGACCTCGATCCGGTGGAGCAGGCCATGCTGGAATCGCCCAGCAAGGAGCCGGAGGCTCACCGGCTGGTCCTGGCGATGCTGTACCTGCGGTGGAGAGCCCGGCAGCGAGCGGAGGACGGAACCCCGTGAATGAGACGATCCTGCGTTGCGATGCGCTGTGGGGATGCGATCCGTGCGGGCACTGCGGCCGTCGGCCGCAGCTGCGGCGTGTTCGGCACCTACGCGCCGAGCTCTACCGCCTAGCCTGCCCCAACGAGGATTGCGGCAACACCACCGACTGGTGGCCGACGCGCGATGCGGCGCGGGCGGCCTGGAACGAGGACCATGTGGAGGAAAGGCCATGAAGCACTATTCCGCTTTCGACCTGGAGCACGGCCGGCTGCGCCTGCGACAAGGCAAGACCATCGAACCCGAGCTGGCAGCCGCGCTGCTGGGCGAGGGCATCGACACACAGGGCTACTGGTACCGCTGGCGACAGGAGAGCCGCCAATGGGTGGACGGCAGCCGGCTGGTGCTTTCGCCGATCGCGGAGGGGCCGACTCATGGCTGAAGCGTTCTTTGAAATGTCCGATGCGGCCCGGCGCAAGTACGCGCTGCGCGCCGGGGCGGCGACGAAGCGCCGGCTCATCGGCCGGCTGGTGCGCATCGAGGGCGAGGTGCTGACCACCGAGGCCCTCGCCGAGCGTGTCGGCCAGCCGGTACAGCGGACGATGGCGGCGCTTCGGCGCTGCCGCGCCTCGGGGCAGGCCGTGACGTGGGCAAACCTGCGCCGCCGACTGGGGGCCGAGCCATGAAGCGATACCAGGACCCCGAGCAGGTGTACGACGGCGAGCCGATCCGCGTGCCGCGCGGCCGCAGTTGGGCGCTGGTCTGCTGCGACTGCGGCCTGGTCCACGATATCGTGATCGTGGACGACGGACACGAGGAGGGCATCCGAATCACGTTCCGCCGGCGCCCGGTCGAGACGCGCCAGATGCGCCGGCGCTACCCTGACTTCCCCTGCGCCCCGAAGGCGCCCGCGGCGGACAGGGGGAAGGGGCGGCGCTAGCCCGCCTTCGCCGGATCGCCGTAGCGCGCCGCCCGCGCCACCGGGCGGCCCGCCGCCTCCAGCTCCTCCTGGAGCAGCGCCAGCGCGCGCCACGCCACCTTGGCCGAGTGTCGCACCCCATCCGTGTCCAGCGCGCCGCGGTCCACGAGGTGGCGCAGCAGCGCGTCGGCATGGTCGGCGGACTTGTGCCGGGCCCAGTACAGCTCCGCGTCGCCGCCATTGTGCTGGCGGTTGCCCTGCGCCGACAGCTCGGCGACGGCGGCCAGCGCCGCCGGGAAATAGTCCAGCAGCCCCCGGGCCAAGGGGATCGCCTTGCGGCGGGCGGCATCGGTAGGAAGGGCGTTCTCTGGCGTCATGAGCGCTTCTCCGGGGGTGGGGGGCTGGGGCAGGTAGGGGCCAGGTCCAGGATCGCCGTGACGCGCTTCCTGCGCAGCGCCACGGGCACCTCGATGGTCGTCACGCGCTCGCCGCATGCCAGGCACTGCCGTCGACGGCGCAGCACGCCGTCCACGTTGCGCGTCTCGAGGACCATGAGACGCTTGTGACCGCAGTTGGGGCAGTTCATGCGACGAACTCCGAGCCGACGCCCCGCGGGCGCCGTAGGCGCAGGCCGGCGAAGCCGCGTGCCGTGGCGGTCCGGTGCGGCCGGTAGCCGCGATCCCGCAGTGCCCGGCCGAATGCCTTGGCCGTGTTGGCGTACTCGCCATTGGCGCCACACCATTCCTGCCAGTCGCTGTAGAGGTCCGCGTGGGCCGAGAAGACGGGCTCGCCTGTGCCGACGGGCACCTGCTCGACCCGCTCGCGCAGCCATTGCCCCATCGGATCCTCCTCGTCGAAGTATTCGGCGGTCGCTTCGAGCACCCGTGCCGGCGGATCGAGCCCCTCGGCCAGCCACATGCGCGTGCCCTCGATGGCCCAGGCCAGGATCTGAGGCCACTCCTCGCGCAGCTTGTCCGGCAGCAGGGGGTCGACGACCTTCGGCTTGACCGTGAACGGTACCAAATGGAAGCGGCGCCGCATCGCGTCATCGAGGTTGCGGATCTCCGGCTTGTGGTTGCCGGCGAAGATCAGCTTGAAAAACGGCGTGAACTCGAAG